CCTAACTGCTCGGAAAAAGACTATCGCTGCGTTCAAGGACGATAAAATCTCAGTTTTAATAGGTACAACCATCATGCAAACAGGAATTGACATCCCGGAGATTACCCACCTCATTAATGCTCGTGGTTTAAAGTCTGAGATTGCAACTTTACAAGCTCTTGGACGAGCCTTACGTATTCACAAATCTAAAACTCGCGTATTTATCTATGATTTCTTTGATAGAGCGCCTTATTTAGAAAAACACGCTAAAGAGCGGATTAAATCCTATGAATCCCTGGGAATGGAGATTAAAAAATGAAAAATAAAACAGAAGAAAAAAAGAAGTTAAACGAGTTTACGCCTCAAACAACAGAACGTATTAATATGATGCTGCAAACCATTTCCCAAATGAAGGAGCCGGGTAAAACTATTAATGAACAAACAATAAAGGAGCTGGATAACTTAATATCCGAGCTCCTTGTACTACGTTCTAGCTTTGTAGATAACGTTATTAACTGGACTAAGCAGGGCTATCTTGTGGAGGAGTAGGGTCTTCACCTTCTCCTGCGTCGATATCCTCTTCTTCGTCTTCATCAGTTACAGCATCAAAGTTTAAGTCGATTTTCTTAGTTACATCTTCTAAAGAAGCTACTAAGTCTCTCCACTCACTGTTGTTAGACTGGTCTTCGATTTGACCGTTCTCAGTTTCTTCTGCCTCAGCCTCAGCTTCTTCCTCAGTAGGTTCGGCTGGTGCCTCCTCTTCGGTTTCTTCTGCTACAGCTTCCATACCTTCTTTACGAAGTTTCTTTAGGTCTTTGGCATCGACGTCACCATCTTTGTCCTTGTCCAATTTGTCTTGGTTTCCAGGAAGGTCACTCTTGTTGTCATCAACATCACCCTTTTCGTCAGCCTTCATCTTGCTGTCGTCATCCTTCTTACGGTCCTTGGCTTTGATATCGCCTTTGTTACCGCCCCAATCTTTATCTTTCTTACCTTTCTTCTTCTTCTTACTAGCGACGTCCTCACTATCATCCTTCTCACCTTCGCCCGCATTACCACCAGAGTTAGACATAGCATCATCATCTCCGTAGTATTGAGCCTCACCTAGATTGTGGGTTAAGTAGTCTGAAAGCTTCTTCATGTGAAAGTCCTCATCAATATCCACGATATGGAAATTTGATTCAGCCATAACTTCAGATAAAGTGTTAGCGATATCCAGGACCTGTACACCGCCCTTACGGGACATACAAGAGGCAAACTCCTTAAGTACATCTGAAAGGATGCCTTCTTCACAAGCCTCTGCAATCATATCCAAAACCTCAGATTGTACTTCAGCTAAACCCTTGAAAGAAGGGATAAAGCGAAGGCTTTGAACATTTACACCATACTTTGAGTTTAGTGTTTCAAGAACAAAGGTTTTAATAGGCTTTTTAAATTCGTAAATCTTATTAACGAACTCGCGAATATCCTTTTGAGGGATAGTCCCTGGGTTACTCACTTGGAAAGTAGCGTCCATAACGCTAGTTAGGTCCACCTTGTTAGACAGAGCCAAATAAGGTACGGACGCAATAGCTTCCTTTAAAGAGCTTTTGATTACTGTGTCATTTGAGTAAATCTTGGAAGCCAAAGAGGCGATAAGGTCGTTGTGGTGCCACATTTTAGAGAATGATTCCTTTGCTTCTAGTAACTCCTTACGGACTAGTTCTTTATCGCAAACCATCTCATAAAGTGTTCTTTTTGAGTTAGAAGGAACAACAACAAACTCTTCTGTGAGGTTATTGATATCCAGCTTTGGCAAATCATAAGTATCACCGACCACTTTAGAAAGACGTAAACCTTCAACCAGCTTAGCGTTAGTAGACAAAGCATCAACATTCTCCCCTAAGTACTTCTTAAGAAGAGGTAAAGCCTCAGTAAATTTCTTATAAGCCTTAGTTTCAAAGATATTGTACGACTCGTTAAATCTATCCAATCTCTTAGAGAGCTTCTTGCGACTGTTACCAATCTGTGCCCTCATAGAAAAAGACTCAACAATTTTATCAAAGTTAATTTCGGCAGTATCGTAACGGTCAGCGACAAGTGAACCCATAAACTTATGAACATCTTCTTGTACTTGGTTATCGATTGCTTCGTCTGATGTAATAGAGTCCAAATCTTCGACAATAAAGTTGTCTAAAGTTAGGCGACCTTTAACATCCTTATAATCACAGGAAACTAAGTGGTTACTTTCAGTTACGTAAGTAACAGTACTCTTAGAATCATCGATATCGAAAATAACGAGGTTTTCTCTTAGGCGGCGACCCAAATAGTCACCTGCCTCGGTAATTCGTGCATAATTCTTGTCACGGGAAACAAATAGATTTTTTAAATTCATAGTTCTTATTTTATATAGAGTTGTAAAAGTTACTCTTGTCGGTTTTATTCACCAGGTTCTGGTTTAGGGGCTCCTCCTTCTGGTGGCATGCCCGGTGTTTGTTGTCCAGGAGGAGGTGCTCCCCCAGGTTCTCCGCCAGGAGGCGGCGCTTGTTCTGCTTGTTGCGCTTCTAGTTGGTTTTTAATCTCTTCTATTTCCATATCATTCATTTTGTAGAAGTTTTTGTAAAGATACTCGTCTGAGAACAACATCAAACCCTTCACAGCCTGTACGACTCGGGTCTTCTGTTCCGCCAACTCTAGCTTTCTCTTCTCACTTAGGTCGGAAGGAGGGGCTAGTTTAATTTTGATTGGGTTAATCAAGGATTTAGGGAACTTGCGCAGCTCTAAGTGACGCTTAATTAAGGTTTCTAAGCATACCTCTGCATCGCGCTGTACGCGCATAACGGCTTTAGCAAACTTAGCGTCAAGTTGGGACAGGTTAGCTTTACGTTCTGGGGACTTATCCTTTTCGACAATAAAGTCTTTAGGAATCTTCATAGAAGCTAATACCTTGTCACGGAAGTAACGTACGTCGTCAATCTCACCAAGGTTCTGTGCACCTGGAAGAGTTTCGATTTTAGTACCCTGACCGTTTTTCATTGGGACGAAGAAATCTTCCTCCGCTGATAACGGGTTGAACCTCTCGTCAGCATTACCGCTCTCATTGTTGAAGAATTTCTCCTTCTTAAATTTAGCCTTAATACGCTCCATAAACATCTCAACCTTAGTTTGAGGGAGGTTACCTGTATCAATATAGAAAATACGACGTTCAGGTGCTCTGTGTAAGCGGTAGATAAGCATTGCGTCTTCCATCATACGTAAAGACTTCCAAGCTCTAACGCCCGGGGCACAAATGGACTTCCCATAAGGGTAGTAATTGGAATCGGAAGTATGTAATCTAAAATGAATAAGCTGATTCCTATCAAGTTGAATAGTATTTTTCTTATCTAACTTGGCTCCTTGACCGTAGTTACCTGCTGCGGCTGTACTTTGAGGTACTTCTTGAATAAATCCTTTTAAATAACCGAACCTATCTTCACGACGGAAAATAAATACTGGATTTAGAACCTTCAATCTCTGAATACCTGCATCCGGGTTGTTCATATCCACAATATTTTCAACGAAGCAGTCTCCATACTTACACATATTGCGAATAATGTCCCATAGGTACTTATCCAAGTTGGTCTCCGATACAAATTGTTCTACAGCAACTTTAACGCGTTCGTCCTCTGTCTCAACGGTAAGCATTTCACCATCAAGGTGAGTTTGGGTAGCGTCATCCGCGTAAATATCCAAGGCAGCGCCAATTTCAGGGTACTCATCCATCTTTTCGTAATCTGCGTACCTGCGACGACGTTCATATTCTACCTGTGGTAGGGATGTTGCTCCTTTAACCACGTTAACGGACCCTTGGATTGACCCTCCATCTGGCTCGCCGTCTGCATTCTTTACTACATCCCCTCTGTAAGGGTCCTGGGTAGGAGGTCTACCTGGTTTTCTTTTTGTAGTAAAAAAAGATTTAAAAAATGCGGCAAATCTTCCGGAGAGAGGACTACCCGCACCCATCGTGTTGGAGCCAGGGAATGCTGTATACCCTGCGTTCTCATCTAGATTCTCATCTAGATGCTCGTCATTATTGTTATCGTTTAAATCCATTTTCTATAGTCTTCTATTTCTTGGTCCTTATTGTATGTACCCCTTGAGAATCCAGCAGAACCTAAATCTTTTGTTCCAGCTTCTATCATTTCTCCTTTTGTAATTGAGATGGGGCTTTTCGAGACGATGTCACCCATTACAGTAGCACCAATAGCCATGCTCATGACCAAATCATCGGCAAATCCATCTTCTGCTTGGATTTTACCAGTCTTACTTATTATAAAAGTAGTTAACTCCTTAAAACTTCTCTCCGAATTAACTTTTATTTTAGAAGTTTTTAAATTCTCTTGTAAATTATTTAAAATTTGGTCTCTGTTCTTGTTATTTACAAGATATCCCATCTCTCCTTTCTGGTCTGTCCACATGTTTTCGTATTCGTGAAACTCAAATAGTTGTTCGATAAGTGCAAGACCCAACCCATTTCTTTCAGGGCACACATATGCCATATTATACTTTAACCCTTCTTCAGCAATAACTTTAGCAAAGTCGTTCAGCCCTATACGGTTACTGTAAAACTCGGCTACCTGAACACCATTGTAGAGGTTGATTACGTGGAAGGCGGAGTAATCGCGGTCTCGTCCAAAAGAGGAGTCCGCTGCTATTAGGTAAGTGTGGTAGGGCTGTGGTTCTTCCCACACTCTCATCATATTGTAGTGCTTTTTATAGAAGTCTTCCGAAGTTTGCACTTTAACCTTTTGAAGGGTTCCACCATCGATAAAGGTTTCACCTGTTCCCAGGAACTCTCCTTCGTACTCTTGCAACCAGGCACGTTCTCCTACGTTACTTCTGGTCTCCTCAGCCCATTCCTCTGTGTATTCAGGGTGCTCTCTCCAATGAATGCTGATGGTATGAAAATTGTTTTTTCCTAACTCGGCGTCATGGTATAACTCGTAATACAGATTTGCCATGCCGTTTACGGTGGAAAGGATAAATGCGGAACCACCTGTTGAAATTGTTGGGTAGATAGCCATCCAAAACTCTGTCATCTTATCGATAAACGCAGCCTCGTCAACAATCAACAA